TTCTCCGACAGACCGCCGACGAACTGGGTGAAGCGGGTTTCGAGGTTCTGCAGCGCTTGCCCGACCGTCACCTGCGTCCTGGCGAACTGCGCCTCCACTTTCGGTCCCAGCTGCTCCAGCGCCTGGACGATCTTTTCGGTTGTGATCTTTCCTTCCGCGCCCAGTTGCTTGAGCCCGCCAAGCGTCGTTCCCATCACATTCGCGATTTCCTGCGCGATGACGGGCGCGTTTTCCCGCACCGATCTCAGCTCGTCGCCCTGCAGATAGCCGGAAGCGATCGCCTGGGTAAGCTGCAGAATGCCGGCGGCCTGTTCGCTGGCGGCCGCGCCGCCCACCACGAAGGCCTTATTGATCGTGCCGGTGATTTTCAGAAGCTCTTCTTCCGACTTGCCGAGCGACTGCGTCGATCGCTCGAGTCGGGCGAAGGTGGTCGTCGTTTCGTCGAAAGCGCCCCTTGTGTCGACGGCAAGATCGGCAAGCTGCTTCAGCCGTGTGGCGCGTTCCTCCAGCGGCGTGCCGGCTGCCGAGATCTTGTTGCCGGCCGTCGTCCAGGCGTCGCCATATCGGATGATTTCACGGGTGGAAAGCGCCGCCGCCACGCCCGACAGCGCGGGAACGAGATTGCGGCCGATATTCTGGAAGCCGCGCTGGAAACGCCGCTCCATGGCTTTCTGGCGGCGCTCGATCTGGCGAGCCTTCTTGTCCCATGTGCCGGCGGCACGGGCAAGCTGGCGCTCCCACTCCCGAATACGGGCCTCGAGCTGGATGGCGAATGTTTCTTCGTCTGTTGCCATGCGCTTGTCCGGCCGCTCAGAGAAGGCGGCTCACCATGTCTTCATATTCTTCGGGTGTCGGCGGCTCGATTTTTTCGTCGCCGCCCTGGGCGCGGTTCCAGCCGTCGACCTGGACCGCGAGTTCCCAGAGGCTCAGCTCGTCGACCTGCCGCGCGCTCAGTCCGAAGACGGCGCCGGCGCCGTAGAAGACGGCGAAGGCGAAGCGTCCGTCCCGTGCGCTTCCTTCTCGGCCCCCGCCGTCTCCGTTTTTCCCCCGGGCATTTCCTCGTCGGCGGGCCCGTAGAGCGCGGCGCCCAGCACCGCCATGGCATGGGGCACATTCTCCGGCAGCGGCCGCTCGGCGAAGTCGTCGACATACTGGATGACGAGCTTCAGCGCTTTTTCTGCCTGCAATCCGCCGCCGATCAGACCCAGTCGCAGGGTCTCGCGGATGTCGTCGATCCGCCAGAAACCGCTGCGGAGGCGCTGCAGGATCTCAAAAGGTCCTGCATCGCATTTTTCCTGCAGCTCGCGCAGCTCCTTGATCCGCAGACGGAACAGATATTCGTTGTCGCCCCAGATCAGGGAGATGCTGGCGTCCCGGCTCATGCGGCGGCGTCCGTCCAGGTCACCGGCCCGTCGCTGGCGAGCGTCGCTTCGAAGGTGGTGAAGTCGCCATCCTCGCCCGTGATCTTGAAGCCGGAACAGACCATGGTGCCGGCAAAATAGCCGCCATTGCTCGCCAGCGGCAGATCCAGCGCCGCGCGGCAGTTCTTCGAAACGCCGCCCATGAAGAAGCCGCGCCAGGTTTCCAGCGCTTCCGTCTTGAGCAGGCCCGAGCAGGTCATGCCGAGCGACAGGGATTTGACGATGCGGGCCTTCCACATCGGCAGGGTCGGATCGTCGCAATCGGGATCGTCCGCCTCGCTCATTTCGGCCGAGAAGTCGATTTCCTTGCTGTTCACCGCGCAGGGCTGCGAGAAGGTTTCCGGGCTCGCCCCGTCGCCGATCTGGAGCAACAGCTTGTTGCCGTTCACACTTGTTCCGGTAGCCATTTTTCTCTCCTGGATTGCCGCGTCAGGCGGCGTCGCCACTCTCTTCGGTCAGCACGCGCCATGTGGCTCTGACGCGCCGCGAAATGCCGTCCGGATCGCGCAGGTAAATCGCATCCCGGAATTTCAGAACGCCAAGCTTGTGACCGTTAACCGTGAGGGCCGCTTCGGTGACAAGGCCTTTCATGGCCTGCAGGATCCGGCCGATCCGAACATTGCCGTGCGCTTCCTGGTCCCAGATATCCATCTCGAACCAGATCTCCGTGCCCTCATGGCATTCGAAACTATCGTCGATTTCCTGATGCGCGCCGAAGCTCACATAAGGGAACGCGGCATCCGCCGGCACACGGTCGTAGATCCGCGCCGGATCCCCGATCAGCGCCGTTACATCCGCCGAGTCGCCCGCCGCGGCGATGACGGCCGCCTGCAGCGCCAGCGCCGGACTGTCTATTTCCGCCATGCTCGCCTCGCAGCCACCTTGATCGAATTTCGGATGCGCTTTGCAATTCGCTTCCGCATCAAGCGCCAGCTGCTGAAAAAGAAGGGGTGGGCGCTGGCATTTCGGGTGCCGAACTCGATGAAGCGGACATAGAAGGTTTTTCGCCCGCCCGCCGTCACGCGAACGGCGATCTTGCCGTTTACCGGCTTCACCTGGATCGAGTCATAAGCGTCGCCGCTGTCTCGCGGCACATGGCGCCGCTGCATCGCAGCGAGTTCCCGGCCGGACCCCATTAGCTGGCCACGCACATAGGCCGCTTCGGGCGCCTTCTGTAGCGCTTTGATCTTCCGCTTGATGCGGCTGCGCTGACGCGCCACCGATATGTTCGATGCCATCGCTCAGCCCGCCGCGATTCCGCTTTCGCAGAGCAGATCGATTTCCGTGGGCCTGTCGTCGGGCCAGAGCACGTCTCGAATGTTCCACACCGTTTCGCGATCGAGATGCCTTAGCCGCCAGGTCGGATCGATGAGCTTCGCCTGCGTGTCCCTGTCTATGGTCACGATCGCGCGGCCGTTCCCGGCGAGACGCGCCTGCATGACCTCTTCTCCTCCCTTGAGCGGATGCAGCCAGCCCAGGCGGCGGAACTGCTCCTCCCAGTCGCCCTTCGTGTTGCCGTAGCCGTCCGCCGCTTCGCTTCGCTTGTCGAAAGCGAGACGGGCCGTCTTCTTCCCGGCGGGCGTGCCGGTCATTCGTTCTCGACTCCTTCGCCGTCGGTCGTTTCCGACACTGTGCCTTCGCCATCATCGACCGAAACCGTGGGGGCGCTGGCTGAATTTCGCACCACCTCTGTAGCCTTTCCGGCCGCGATTGCCTGTTCACCGCAGACGCGGCGCACCGTCATCGTCATGCCTTTCTTGTAGGCCACGGTGGCCGCCGGCCGTTCCGGGGGCCGGAAGTCGTAATCGTCGAGGAACTGCACCAGCATATCGGTCTCTTCCACCTGATCGTTGCTCATGGTCTCTCCCTAGCGGATCCGGTCGCGCTGCAGCGCGAGGCGCCCGCGGGCGACGGTTGCCACGCCCGCGATATTGTCGGTGAGCTGCAGCTCGAAATAGTAGTCGCCCGGCGACAGATCCTTTGTGTCGGCAGCGGCCAGCTCAACGACAAGCCGCCCCCCCTTCTCATTGGCAATATGGATCCCCTCGGGCAGGCTTTTCGAGACGACGGGTTGACGGCGGAACCGGGAAAGCTGGAAGCGCATCCCCTCCCACCGCGAAAGATCGATCGCGGTTCCGTCCTGGTCTGCGAGGTCGAAAACCAGCCAGGCGCTGTCCCCGCGGATGAACTGCAACACCTGGTCGCCCAGCTCCGCGGGCGGCGTCCCGGCGCGCTGGAATGTGCCGGAAAGCGAGATGACCGCGCTTCCCGCCGGGGTCGCGGCAACCGCCTCGCTGACCGCATTCGGGATCGTCATTTCCCCCGAAAGATCGATCGCGACCTTGACCGATCCGACCGATACCGCGCTTGGCACCACGCTCGCGCCCTCGCCCGAGACCCCTGCCGCTGCCGATCCGCTGCCGATCAGCTCGCTGTCGAAACCTTGTCCGATTGCATCCATCGGTCTGCCCTGCGGGATGTGTTGGTTTTCGGCTTCAGGCGCCGCCGTCCGTGATCGTCCAGCTGCTCATTAGAATGAGGTTCCCGATGGTGAAGGTCGTCGTCTTCATCTCGATGTCGCCGCCGCCGTCTTCTTCCGTCACGTCGCCATCCATGAGCGGGGTCACGCCATCCGCCTTGAAAAGCCGGTAGTGAGTGCAAACGCCGTCTGCATCCGCGCTTGGGTCTTCCGTCACGGCATTGGGGGTAATAACGCCGCCGCTGGAGGCCGGCGCGAACGGATCTCCGCAGGTGAGCGTTGCGAGAAGGTCGCCCGTGATCGGGTCCGCCAGGCTTGCAGGCCGAGCGCCGGAATAGAAGTTGAGCAGCGCGCCGCCGCCGATGGCGGCAACAAGCGCGTCATTGCGGGCATTGCGCGCCGCCACGGATAACTTCAGGGCCATGGTTATCTCCAATTTTCGGTGAACAGATGGAATGGCTTCCGTAGACACCCGGCGGGTTAGGCCGCTTTCTGCAGGCCGAAGCTTTTCAGGACGCCATTGCAGTAATCGGCGTCCCCGAACCGGCTCCCGAACCGGAGCGTAGTGAGAGCCGGGATTGTGTAGCTCCCGGCATCGCCGGCGCCTGCAACGCCACTCGCAGCCAGCGCCCAGGCTTCGTTTTTCGCCGTCAATGTGACCGTCTTTTCGCCGGTCGTCGTGAAAGCGCCGGTTTCGATGACAAGCTCGTTGGTCGCACCGTTCCGCAGATACATCTTCACCGTGTTCGCGGAGCTGATCTCCGCCCAGATGCTGTCGTCTGCACCATCGCCTAGCGCGAAAAGGCAGCGCGGCGCATTGTCGGAGAGGCGCGAAAGCGTGAAGGTCACATCGATCTTGAACCCGTCCGAAAGACTGTATTTTGCCGCAAGCGCTGCAAAATCGGGGTCGGTGATCGTGGTTTTTTCCCGCGTCGCAGGCTCGAACGGAGGCGCAAAATCGAGTTCGTAGAGGCCCGCCCCCCAGGCATAAACGCTTTTGCCGCTGCGATCCGCGTCGGCTTCGAAATAGAACTTGTTGCCTGTATTTCCGGCAGGGAGTGTCACCAGGCCCTGCAGCTCATACCAGCCCTCTTTCAGCTCCCTGTATCCGAAGTTGGTCGGGCTGCCCTGATTGACGGAAACGCTCGAGATTTCGGCCGCGTCCCAGTATATGTCCACATCGAGCATCGTGCTTGGGGGCGAGCGAAGTTGAAAATGCGATCTCTCGGAATTGTTGTTCCTCACGCAAAGCAGCGAGGCGTTGTCCGCTCCATCCGCGAAACCACCAGGGAGCTGCTGCGCAACATTCCCGTTCGTAGTGCCGTCGTGCGTGAGAAGATCGGCGGTCAAGCTACCGTCGGGCGCCAGGATGGCGTTTGGCGTCGTTATATGCGTGTTCGCCCAGTCGCCGCTTGTGAAGTCGGAGGGCGACAGAATTGTGTTCTGATACCCCGCAAAGATCGACAGGCCGTCGCCCGGCCATTGGGGCGGCCGATTGGCGGGAATGGACCGAAATTCATCGGCGGCGGTCAGCAGGTACTTCTCGCTGTTGGATGAAACCTGCAAGGCCGCCGCGCTGCGCACCAGGGCGCCATCACGCCAGAAGCAGGGGCCTTCCGCCTTGTCGAATTTCAGCCTCAGGATGTCATCTGCATCGACCCAGCTCGGCCGCCCGCCATTGGCGGCCCCGATGCCCCAGGCAAACACGCCGATCGGTTGGCCGGCGGTGATATCCGCATTTTCAAGCTCGAGATCTCCGCCGCCCCAAAGGGCGCTCACGTCTCCATCCATAACAGGCGTGACCCCGTCCGACTTGAAGACCCTGAAATGCGTTGCCGTGCCGCTATCGTCGGCGCTTGTATCACCGACGATAGCGTTGACGGTCAGTTGCAGGTCGGAGGCAGCCGCGGCGAATGGTGCGCCAAGGACAAGCTCCGCCAGCTGCGTGCCGGTGATCGGGTCCGCAACGCTGCCAGGTCTTGTGCCGTCATAGAGGCGCAGAATGCCCGAGTCTCCGATTTGTGCTGTCAGCACGTCCAGGCGGGCATGGCTCAATACGTCGGTAATCCTAAGGCTCATGCAAACGCTCGTCTCTTTTCAAGCCAGTTCACCGCCCAAGGGCGCGGCTGCCCGTGGAAGCACACAACGCGCGCCGTCGCCGGGATCCCGCGTCTGCGCACATCCTTTTTGTAGCTCACCACCTGGCCGGGTACTTCGCTTTGCCACCGCTTTGCCCGGCGAAGCCAGAAAGCCTCCATAAAGCTCTGGTCCCCGCCCCTGGCATGATCCGCCATGAAGCCGCCCGGATCGGCCGCGAAGGACCGCCAGAGAGGCGCGCGCTCGCATGCCGGCAAATGCATCATCCCGCTGCCCAGCCCGTCCTTGCGGTAGAAATCCTGCAGCAGGATCAGACCTCGCCTGGAGGCGATCCGTTGCAGCGAACCGGTAATGATCGTGTCGAGGTCGAAATAGAGCAGGTCGCCCTCTATATCCGGCCGCATCAGCTCGATCTTGGCCCACCATCCAGGCCAGTCGGTAATGAGCGGGATCCGCTCACACGGGACCTCCGTGTCGCTCAGGCAGACGAACCGTGCGCCGGGCAAATGCTTTTCAACACCCTCTTTCAGTCTCGCTACGTGCTCGGGCGTATATTCCCCGCCGGCCCGCAGCACGCATGCCACCGTCTTTCGTCTCAACGGAAGATCCTTAGGCTTCGCATCAGCGCTTCCGCCCCGTGGTCGATTTCATGGATGGTGTCGGACGATCCAGCCTCGCGATTGCGATACCAGTGACCGACGAGCAGCTTGATCGCCTGAACGGCCCTTTCCGGCAGGAGCAGGTCGAAATCGTCGCCGCTTTCCAGCGTATCCGGCAAATCGTACCCGGCCTCGAAGCCGATGCGCACCGCGCCATGGTCGCGGCCGAGAGTGGGCCGGGTCCATAAATGCGAGAGCCAAACCTTTGCGCCCGTCGTCTCCCGCTCCCAATCCCATTCCGCCGCATCCACCGATTGCTCGGCACCCTCCTCATCGATGTAGCTGAGCGTCAACACATTGCGCACCGGCGCCGCCGGCAGCGAGATCGGCTCACAGGGCCATCCGTCAAGGCGGAACTCGAAAGTCGCAGGCGCAAGGATCCGTGTTGTCCGCGCCTCGACAAGCTCGACAGCGGCCACGAGATAACCCCGCAGAAGCGCATCGAAATCGTCATGCACGATATTCAGATGCGCCTTGATCGTGTCCAGCGACACGGGCGGCGCTTCCGCGGGCGCGACGAGCCTCAGCATGAAAGAGCCTCTTCCAGCGGCATGAAGGGATAGGCCTGCAACGCGCTGTCGGGCGTGGCGTTGATGACTTCGATGCCGGCCGCCTCGAGCACGGGCGCGCCTCCATCGATGGCGCGGCGCCAACGGTCGACATTTCCCTTCGTCGGATTGTTCAGGCCCCTTGGATGGGCGCCGTGCCAATGCAGGCCGTTCTTCATCGTCATGTCATAGCCCACCAGCACGATGCGCCGCGCGCCGAACTGCGCTGCGAGATTGATCGCATGAAACCCGGAATTGCCGCCCCATCCGATAACGCCCGGCTCATCCAGCAGCATCTCGTCGGTCTTCCGGACGCAGGTCACCTGCCCGATTTCCGGAAAGAGCTTCACGGCGACTGGATCCTGCGACAGCTTGAGCCCGGCAAAATCCGGCACACCGCCGCGATGTTTCCACCAGGCCGCGTCGCAGGCATACAGAACGTCCGCGCCCGGACAGAGCCGCCAGCTTTCGTTTATAGCAATGATCCGGGGGCGCCCTCGCTCGCACCGCTCTCCGAGCTCGCGGAGGCCGGCGGTTCTTGCGGCGCCAGGCCCGGCTGCGATGCAGACGACGATTGGCCGTCCCCATCGGGGCCACCAGTCGGGCCCGCCTCGGAAGGGTTTGCGGTTGCCCCCGCCTCCTTCTTCCCCGCGCATTTGTGGTTTTCGAGACCCTTTTGGGTTTTCAGCACCTTGCCGCATTTCGCGCATTTCAGACCTCCGGACTTGTTGCCCGGTGCCTGCTTGTTCTTGTTGGAGGGCGTCGGCCCTTCCTTCCGGTCCTCACCTTCGCGCGCGAGAACGATGGCAAGTCCGGTACGGCGCAGATGGGCCGCGCGGCTCTTGTCCACGAGCAGCACGTCATGTCGACGCACCAGGTTATCTGGACTCCGGCCCTCGCCGGATTTGCCGACGAAACCCTTGATAGCTTTCATGCGGATCATGATGATCTCCCAAAGGGAGGCGGGCCGCTCAGGCGACCCGCCGCCGTCTCATTGAACCCGAAGGCTTTAGAAACTGCCTTCGACGAAGGCTTCCTCGCGGTAGACCGCGAGAGCCAGCCGCTCTTCCGCGCGGATGGTCAGCATGTTCTTGATGAAGTTGTCGCGATCCTCGGTGGACAGCTCCACCGACGCTTCCTCGCAGTCGAAGATCTGCGCGGCCATGCCGAAGGCGCCCGTGAGGAAATCGCCGGACGTCATGGCGTTGGTCTCCACGACGGGCTTGCCCCACATATTCGGCGTCGCCATGCCCTGCGGGTTGGCGAAGATGTAGCCGCCGGTCGAGTCCTTCGTCAGCTCGATTTCCGCCCAATCGATCGGATTGAGCAGGATCCCGTCCGCCGGATACTCGGCGACGCGCACCTGCAGCATGGCCAGGCGCAACGTATCGATCTTGGTCGGTCCGGAGATCCCGACCAGGTCGTTATAGGCAGTGGCCTGCGGAATGATGCCGAGAATGTTTTCGCTCGACCCGTCGCCCAGAAGCAGCTGCAGCTCTTCCTTGTAGCGAAGGCCGTAAAGCATGCGGCCGTCGATATGGCTGCGCAGCTGAGGCGCATCGTGCATCACCTGCTTGGAGGTCTGGATCCAGTGGGCGATAGTCTTCGCGTTGGAGGTTGCCGCGTCGAAGGTGATCGTCGATTCCGGCTTCTGAGCGCCTTCCGAGGTCGGCGCGGCATTGTTGGTGAAGCCGCTCTCCTTCACATACTCGACCACACCGGTTGCGGTGGTGCCGGGCATCAGGAGGTCGCGCACAGTCATCTGCCGTTCGGGCGGCGTGATGATGCCGGGCCGGCGTTCGGGCACGATCAAATCGCCGGCGGATCCGTCAGCGGTGGTGATCGCCTTCACCTCCATCCGCATCTTGCCGCCCTTCGCCTTCTGGAAGGCTTCGAACTGCTCGGACTTGGTGACCGAGCGGCCCCAGCTCTCCGCCTTCTCGCCTTCGCCCTGGCCGCCGCGCCGCGCGAGCTTCTGTTCGGCCTCGGCAATGCGAGCCTCGAGATCCGCCGACTTCGTCAGCGATTCGTCGATTTTTTCCTTCAGCTCGGTCTGGAAGTCGCCATGGGCGTCCAGGGTCTTCTTCACCTGGCCGTGGAAGTCCTGCAGCTTCTCGTTGTTTTCCTTGAGGGTCTTCTGCAGGGTCTCGAGGAGCTTAGCGGTCTCATCGCCGCCCTTGCCGCCTTCGCCGCCGTCCTTCTGGCCCCACTGACGGGCCACGGCGGGCTTGCTCACGAACGCATTCATGATCTTGCCTTTCCAAATGTTGATCGGGTTTCAGTCGAGCTTGGGCAGCTCGAACTTCCGCGCTTCGGCTTCCATCTCCTTGAGGAGGGTTTCCATCGCGCTGTTGCCGGAAGGTTCGCCAGCGGCCTCCCGCCGCAGGAACTCGCTGAAACCGTGGTTGGCAATCGTCACGGTCTGCGATTTTGAGAAGCCTGCCTCCCGCAGGATCTTCTCAAATTCTCTTTTGGTCGGCAGCGCGCCATGGGCGAGTTTGAATTTCACCGCCTCGATGCGCGCCTCGTCATTGGCCGGGAAGGTGACAGGGCTGATTTCCTCGAGATCGAGCTGCATCAGCGTGCGGATGCCTGTCTTCTCGTCGCGGCTTGACTCGCGCACCCAGTAGCCGATGGACAGCCCGGTCACGACACCGGCCTGCATCAGGTGATAGGCTTCCGTTGCTCGCGCCACCTTGTCGACGAGCAATTGCCCCTTCACCAGCAGGCCGTAATCGTCTTCCTTTACCTCGGTGTAGAAGCCGATGGGCTCGCGCGAATTGTGCTGCCAGAGCATCGGCAGGGGGCGCTTCTTCGCTGCGCGTTCTTTGAGGCTTTCCGTGAAGGCCCCCTTGGCGACGATCTCTTGGTAGCTGTCCAACACGTCGAAAACGCTTCCGTAACCCTCGAAAGTGCCGTCTTCTTTCAGGCTCTTAACCTCGAAATCGACCTCACGCACCTTGAGGTCGCGATGGCCGTGCTTCCGGCCGCGTTCCGCAATCGTCTTCATGTTCCGCTTCCTTCCACTTCGCCGCTGCGCAGCCAGTCGCGCACAAGATTGAGCGCCTTTTGCGCATCCGTCTGGTTTCCGCCCAGCCCATCGAGCGGCACCATGTTGCTCTGGACCGTGAGGAGATCTCCGCCCGGCTTCTTCGGCTGATTTTCCTTTTCGCGAAGCTCGTTCCGCGTATAGATGCCGTTCTGCGCGAAGGAGCTGTAGAGCGCCGCGCGCCCGGCGCTGTCCGCCTGCAGAAGCCCGTCGACGTTGAAATCCGCATACATCTTCCGGCGCTGCTCCGGATAGAGAAGCCGCTTCTGGATGGCGCCCTTGGTCCGCCGCAGATAGGGCCGCAGCGACAGCGTCAGGAACGCGATCATGATCTGCTCGATGCCGCTGCCCCACATGGTTTGACCGTCGGGAGAATGTCCCACCAGGATCGGCGGCACCCGGAACCACCTGCACACTTCCTCGACGGAGAAGCCCCGCGTCTCCAGCATTTGCGCATCGTCCGGGGGCATGCTGATCGGTTTGAAGTCGAGCCCGGCTTCCAGCAGCAACAGGGCGCCGCTCTCGCGGGTTCCCTGGAACCGGCCGAGCATCGTGCGAACCTGCTCGCGCTGTTCCGCCGTCAGCACGCGCTCAGTGGTCAGGAAGCCCGATTGCCACATGCCGTTCTTGAAGATCGTGCTCGTCGCTTCGTCCGCGCCCATGGCCGCGCCGATGGTGTGCCGCGCATAGGAAATCGGCGACAGGCCGAAATCCCGATCGATCCCGAATCCCTTGATATGGAAGACCTTCTCTTCCGGCAGGATTTCCACCTTGCCCCGGTCGTTGAAGGTGAACTCAAGATTGCCGTCGCTGTTGCGGCGCTGGCTTGTCAGGTCGGGCCGCATGTATTCGAGTGATACGATCCGACGTCCGCTCCCCTCCTTCATGCTGTAGGCATTGCCCCAGAGGCAAAGCCCTGCCGTCATCGCTTCCCAATATTCGACCGCGGTCTGATCGGCGTTCGGGCTCTCGCTCAGCAGCTCGTAGAGCGGTTCGTCCACCAGCGCGGTCCGCCCGCCATCCGCTTCCTTGCGGTAGAGGCCGATCGGCAGCGTCGCGACGGTCTCCGCGATCAGCCGAATGCATGCCCAGGCGGCCGCCACGGTCAGCGCCGATTGCGCCGTCACCGCCTTGCCGGAATAGCTGGCGCCGATCAGCGGCCAGCCGGTTGGATCCTTCAGCGACAACCTGCGCCGAATGCCGTCGAAAAAGCTCATCCGATCATCACCGGGTCGCTGAGGAAGTCGTCAAGGGGCGGCTCTTCATCGGGTTGCTCTCCGATAGCGATATGAAGCGCCGTGCAAAGCGCATAAATGCCGTCGATCTTGTCGCCGGATTTTTCCTTGTCCGGCTTGATGTTGCCGGCGGGATCGTCCTGATAGGCGGCATTGGCTGCGTTCCAGCGAAGGACGGGATGATTGCCGTGCTCCAGCTCGTCGGTCTGCTGAACGAGGCTTTCGAGCATTTTCGCCGGCGCATTCATGGACGCGAAACCCTGGCCGACCTTCACGATATTCAGGCCGTCCTGCGTCATCTGGTTCATGATCTGCCAAGCGCCCCAGCGGTCGAACCCGATGAACGGGACCTGGAAGAGATCGAACTGCGCATAGGCGAGCGCCTTCACATACTCGTAATCGATCACCCCGCCCGGCGTGGTCTGCAACGCGCCGCTTTTCACCCAGAGGTCGTAGGGAACGCGGTCATTGTGCACCCGCCGCTCGACGGCTTCTTCCGGCACCCAGAACCAGGGAAGAACCACCCATCTTTTCCATGTGTCGTCGGGCGGGAAGAGCAGCACCAGCGCGGTCAGGTCGCTGATCGCGGAAAGATCGAAGCCGGCATAACACCGCCGGCCGCTCATAAGCGCCGGCAGCTCTTTCCAGTAGTCCGGATCCTTCGGCCGTTCCGTGCACTTGTCCCATTTGTGCATCGGGAACCAGCGGGTTTCTTGTTCCGTCCACTGATTGAGGTGATAGCGGCGAAAGTGGTTTTCCTTGCGCGGGTTTTCCTTCGCGCTCTGAAATTCCTCTCTCAGATAATCCCATTTGGGGCTGATGCCGATATTCGGATTGACCCGCTTCCAGAGTTCTTCATCCGTCCAGTCGTCTTCCGGCGCGGCGGCGTAGATGATTGCCAGCGTCTGCGGCGCCTGGATGATGCCGTCCCGGATCTTTTCGCTCTCCTGGAACAGCTCCCAGCCATAGCCGAAGCCCTTCTTCCCGGCCGTGCTGATGATGACCTCTATCGGCTGCGCCCGCGCGCCCATGGATTGGTGGACGAAGGTGTAAAGTTCGTCGTCCTTCCATTCATGCGCCTCGTCGCCGATCAGGCCGCTGGCGGAAAACCCGTGTTTGCCTTGCGGCTTGCTCGAAAGCGGCCTGAACGTCGCCTTGAGCTTCTGGCACCATATCGAGGTCTTGAAGGGGTCGAAGTCGCCGGATAGTTCGTCCGACAATT